CTTGTTTGAAGCATTTTCAATCCATGCAAATTTCAACCTAACAGGTAAGGCAACAAGTATGGTTCCTATGAGGATTGCAGAATTAAGGTTCAATGAGTTTGATGAACTTAACAATGCCTCAAAACTTGGTTACCATCCTGACTTTGGATTAAATTCAGAGGTAAGGAAAACTATCCAATCACCTGTAACTAAAAGTAAGATTAAGTGGATTGATAGATTCAACCCACAGGCAGTACTGAAACAGATTGAAGGGGTAGGAAAGATAGGAGATTATCAGGGTCAGGTTCTTTATTATTCAGAATCAGGACACTCAAGTTACCCTATTCCTCCACTTCAGGCAGCAATAAATTATGTACTATCAGATATAGAAAATAGTATTTTAGTAAGGAAAGAAACCTCAACCGGTTTCATCAATACCTATCTACTTAAAACTATGCTTGATGAAAGTGACCCAAATCTTATTGCACTTGAAAACTCAATTGAGGATGCACAAGGAGCAAGGGGTTCAGGAAAGGTAATTACAATGGCAGGACTTTCACCTGAGGAAATGACCAACACAGTTCTTGAAAAAATAGACAGTGGAAGTGGTTCAGGTGCAACTATTATTGATAACTGTACAACTGCCTATGACCTTGACCAAAAGGTAATTAACGGTGCATATTTAATCCCACCCATATTATCAGGAGCAGACCAGAAAACAGGTTTCAGTTCAGCAGAGTTAAAGGAGGCCTATTTTGTTTTCAACACTATCACTCAAGTTGGTAGAGATTGTATTGAAGGAGAAATTGCTGATTTCATCTTTACTGCAGACACATCCTCTGACCAACTCTTTTTGAAGATGGTGGTTGATTTACGGGAACCAGGAAGGAGACAACTTACCTGTTTTGGTTTCAGTTCTTTTTTCTTCACATGAACAACAAAGAATCCATCTGATGTTTCCCAGGTAATTGATTTGTTTCCTTTAGCAATTACATTATTCATCCTGTGGATATAACCCTCAAATGCCTTTCCACCATTTAATACTCCTGTAATTGAGTCACCGATTATTCTTGAGTAAAGGGATGAGTTGGATTTAGTAATGAATTTTCTGTCTACCTTTAACTCCCTGAGCATATCCCAAATGATTTCAGACCTACCTCCTGCAGTACCACCATAATTGGAAACCATTACAGGTGTCTTACAGATCTTCCTACCCTTTTCTTCAAGCAGGTTTTCAAGGAGTTGTAGGCATTCTTTTTCATACTCTGATGTAGACGAGGCAAGTAGAATTTTTGTTGCATCAAGTGACTTATTTGAAACAAGTAAATAAGCATCCTGTCTGACTTGTGAACCATTTTCAAAAGTGGGGATTACATTTGTTGCTATGCAACCTGCTTTGTCACCTGTCATGGTCGAGGTGAATTGAGATCCTGAGTTACAGGCATCCAGGTGTACTCTACCCTTAAATTCATAAAAAGGGTTTTGGAGAAACTTCTTAAGTTCTATCTGGTGTGCAAGAAACTGGTATGGTTCATCTGCATCTTTGTAATTTGACTCTATGAGTTCTTTACCTCTTATCACCCTTGACTGAAAGTCAATTTTATCATCTCCGTACAATGATGCCAAATAGGCCCAGGCCCATTCTTCTCCCGAATCTGTCAATACCTCTCCTCTTGAGTATTCAAGAATTGCTTTTACAGCGTCTGAACCTTGAGGAGAAAGACCTACAGGCAATGGGTATATCCTTCCTCTAAAGTCGTAGGAGTGTGGAAAGTAGATATTCTCCTCTTCCTTATACTCCTCTGCAATTCCTACAGCAAGACGTATTGCTCTGTATTTTCCCATTGCAGATTCAAAATCTTTTACCTCTGCATTATAAAGTTCTAATTTTTCATAGAACAATTTTCTATACTCCCTGATTTCTGAAACCCTTTCTTCTGAAAGTAGTAATGACTCATCATTTATATCCAAGTCCCATTCTGTTCCTGTATCCTCGGGATAAGGTGTTAGAACAAACTCTTCTTTTAAAGGAATTTTTAAATCATTCAGTACATGATACAATACTTCTTTATTTACTCGCCAAGGCACCGCCTGGATATAGTTGACAGAGTCAAAGATCTTTTTTGAATACTTTGAGTAATCGACTATGAATGAGTTGGTACGGACGAGGTCATACTGATAGTCATGGTAACCACCAGTTAATACACCATCTTTAAATTCCCAATTTTTTGGAATGACAAGTATAGGCGCAGGGAAAAATGCTCTGTGGGCTTCAATTGCAAGTTTTTCAACTATGACCTCTGACAGTAGGCATTGATACTTTAGGTTAGTCATGATAGTTGATGGACCACTTGTGAATGTCTTCTCTACCTCAAAGTATTCACTTGCCTCAACAAGTACCTCTATAAACCTCCAAACCAAGTCGAACGATAAACCGGTTAAAACCTTCCTTTGTATTAGGAGAACTGATTTGTGCCTGGAGTGGACTTTGGTTGGAGTTTTTGTAACATGAGATGTTGAGGCAAGTAGTAGTAAGGTTTCAGTCATTTTTTGAAGGAGTATCTCATCTGTTATGAAATAGTCCTGTAACTCAACCCTGTGGGAAGTTGAACTTTTATTTTCTATCCAGTCTCTTAATTGGGGAGTTAGTTTGATTGTTTCATCAAAGATTAACTTCTGTCCCAACTGCATCTGAGAGATTGTTTTTGGAGTTCCAGTTTTGGAGGAGATGGTTTTCCAGACCTTTTCTTCTCCTTTTAATTTCATTTTATTCTCATCAAGTAATAATGACTGTTCTTCCATGTGATTTTGAGTATGGGTTTAAGTTTGATTTTTTTATATACTGTGTTTTGTTCTTAAGAAGTTTTGTTATTGAAAATCCTATTAAGGATTTAAGTATCAGTTTTAAGTTTAGGGTTTGACCGTATGCAGGCCATTATCAGGTTAAACCAATCTAACGACCACAAACCTAAAACTAAAAGTTGTTTTAAAATATAAGGGAGACTTATCACTATGTATTGAGTACAGGAACTTGTTGATTATCAATTAGTTATATCTTAGTAATTTACACTAAGGTTTTGGTCATCAATGACCTATATAATTCAATTGATATTCACAAACAACCTTTATTCTTTGTTTCTATAAGGAATGACAAAGTAACTCAGTTCACCTGTAAGAATACCTTCTATTAAATAAATACCGCCTTAAAACGCCTTATTTGAAGTTTACTAAAATAAACTATGTTGATAAGGTTCTTTAGGTTTTATTATTTCAGTGAAAGTTTCTTTACTACTTTGAATAATGTTTAATACTGTTTGTCTGAGTATTGAGTTAGGGGTTTTACTAAGTTCATTTACTAACTCAATTTTTAGTTGAGATGTTGAATTTAATTTAACACCATCAAGACCAAGTAGATTTCTAAACCCTGCAACTTGCATATTAAGACTCTTCAAAGTAGTTCCTCTGATAACCTCTTTTACTAATTCAGGTTTAGAAATATTAAGACCTCTGATACCACACTTTGCTAAGTAGTAAGCGATTATTAAATCAGACTTTGACCAAAGGTACTTTTTCATAGGTTTTCAAAGATCCATTTAAGATTATTTAAAACTCCATCCTCGTAGTGTTTACTTAGAACATCATTCGAGTGCTTATCTAATAGTTTGATTACCTCATCTCTTGTAAAGGTTTCCTTTAATTGTTTAATTGAAATAGTATTATCTTTAGTATTTACTTTAGGATTAGAAGATACAATAGTACAGGTATCAATAAATTGTTTACTATCTTTACTACTTAAATATATTTCAGATTTAAAACTATCTATTGCTTTTACTTCATACTCAACCATTACATCTTCAATTAAAGAACTTGTATTAAATGAACCTGCATACCTTGAAATAAAACTTTTAGGTATTAATGGTAAAAGAAACCCTACATTTAGTAGACTATGGTTAGGAATAAATTCTAGTTCCTTATTAGTTGTAGCAATAATTTTACTTTGAATATCTTTTGCTATTTCACACTCATCATTAATAGTTGCAACATTTAGATTACCATTTCTATTTTCAATAACTAAATCACCTACCTTTATTTCATCATTTGATGTAATATATAAGTGATAAGCATTTTTAAGGAATGGTATTACTTTTGAAAGATCTCTATGGATTAAACCTTCCTTACCTGGTGAAAGAGTACATAATCCAAGTTGACTTGGTGTCTGTGATTTTAGTAAAACTACTTTACATTTTTTAAAGGTACTCATACTGATTCTTCTAAATTTTGTGCGTTCATGTGATTTTGATTTTTAGTGTTAGTAAATTGATTCTGGTGTAAATATAATATGAATTTTCTTTTTATACAACTTTATTTTAAAATAAAAGGATAGGAAAATTAATTCCTATCCTAATACCTTGATTACTAATTGTAATCATATTCCTGAGTGTTCCTTGCTGCAATCTCTGCCTCCCTGTCTGAGTACCCTATACCCCTATAACTTTCCTCAAGTTCCTCAGTGTCATTGATACCACCAATAATCTCTTTACTGGCATTTACTTTGTAGTTTGATGTTTGTCTTACTACCTCTTCCTCAAGTCCAACTGTAGGAATTCCTTTTGGTTTATTTGCTGTGTTCTGCGTTAATGTACTCATACTAATTCTAAGGGATTAAGTTTTAAATTGCTTTTATTTGTTTCTAATTTTAATGCTTTTTCTAACCAGTCTTTTTGCCTGTGGTCACCTTGTTCTTCCATCCCCTCCTCATCAATAGGTTGATACCTACCTGAGTTACGGTCATAGGTTAAAGATACCTCAGCCATTGTTGAACCTAAGTTATTCTGCTTCACTTTTAGTACTCTAATAAGTACTGGGTCATCTACACCATACCCATTTCTATAAACTACAAGTCCATGGTAAGACATTTCAAAGAATGCAGAGGAACCTTTTACAGAGTAAAAATCTGGTACCTCATACTGTCCTGTCTTTTCATCCTTCTTCATTTTGAATGGGTGAGCAACAAGTAATACCATTACTTCCATTTGATGAGAGAAGTGAGTTATACGTCTAAGTATTTCTTCTATCTTTTCATGACCTGTAAACCTTCCTTTTATTGAAAGCATATTGAAGGGGTCTAAGACAATATATTTTGGATTCCCTCCATTGTCTCTACTTTCCTTTATATGCCTCGCTGCTACGTCAAGAATCGTTGCTATGTTACCACCAATCTTTGTTGTATTGATGTGTTTAATTTTACTTGTGATAAAATCATGTGCCTCCTTGAAAGTTGGTATATTCTTTTCAGTTAAATAAGTGGGACAGGTAACATTAGTACCTACTAATTTCTTAACCAACTTTATGGTGTGTTCTTCAGGTGTTTGCTCGAACCCTGCAATGACTGTCTCATGACCATAAAGTCTGGCAAGGTCAAGTATACACTGGTCTACAAATTCTGTCTTACCATGCCCAGGTATCCCTGTGATAGTTAAAATTCCTGTTCCTTTAAATCTGAAAATATCAGAAAATGATTTCAATGAAATTTCTGCACCAATTCTGTTTCCTTCTTTGGCAACTGCAAGTACTCTCTCAAAAAAGTCATCATAGTCAATCATACCATCAACTTCATCCTCTTCCTCTTCCTCATTATCTGATGGTTCCAATTTAGTTGACTTTAACTTATCCTTCTTCTTTGTGATATAATCAGAGTAATCATAGTCTCCATTATCTGACTCATCGTCTTCATTTGCGTCTTTTGTTGTATTATAAGCCCACAATGTTTGTGGTAGAGTTTTTGCTATCTCATTACACTCATCAAACCTTTTCTTATTATCAGGTGAATGTTTAAAAGCTGACTCTGCATAATCAATTACAAAAGTTAAGTCATCTTGAGGATGTCTGAATCCAAATTTTGCAAGGTCAAAGATTGCAACCTGGATGAAGTGAAAGTTATTAGTTGTTTTCTGTTCTATATCCTCTGCAAGTACAGTATCAAAGAAGTCCTCTACATTATCCCAAAGGATTTTAGTTCTATCAAGTATATGGTGGAAGGGGTTCGGGTAAATCATTTACCGTAGCGGTTGCAATGGTTGAGAAAACTTACTCACCATTCAAACACAAACTCTTCATAATCAACATCCCTTTCAATAAGAGAGTACTCATCACCAATAATTTTGTTCCATTGGTTTTTACCAATAATTTTTCTTAATGTAAAATTCATAATATTTATATATATGTGTATTTCCCTACTCTTTAGATTTTCAGGTTCCTCTATATCTAATTTGACGCCCGATATTCTTTTCCCCCAAAGGTTCTAATTCTTGGTGTCATATTTTCTGGTTTAATTGCCT